GCCATTGAATAACCGGTTAAATTTCCAGACTTTACATCTTCCCAAATATCATCATTGACTTTTGTTACCAGCACCCAAGAACCTTTTTTAATCTCTTGCTCTCCGATAGTCATATCAGTAGGTGCAATATAAGACTCAACCACTTCTGCTACACCTGGTGTGAAGTCATGTTGCTTATCAATTTGTTGATATTTCAACATAAAATTATGNGCTGCTTTTTCGATNTCTTCTTCAGTGGCGAAATCTCCTTGGGCATCAATCTCGTTAGGTTCATAAACGATGCCGTACACTAACTTCTTTTCTTCCTCTTCCTTATTGATGAAAATATTAACCTTTTTTTCGAATGTCGGTTGTTCCTCTGATTTTGTNAGAAAAAATGTCTTTTTGTTAGCCGCTTTGTCAACGAGCGACACAAAGCTAATTTCCATGTTTTTGAGCTCTCTTGGCACAACTATCACCCCCTTTCAAGTAAAAAGACTTAAAACACTTTATGGATTTCATTCTTGCTCACCCCAATCAAAAAAGCGACTGTTCTCAGTCGCTGATTTTAATGTGTTTCCAAGTTTTATTATGTTTTATTCTTAAAATCGCTGTATCTTCTACGCCGTATTCCCTCGCTAATGATGCTGCGCTTCTACCCTCGCGAAGCTTCAGTTTTATCTGTCTAACCTTTTCATCTGTTAACTTAGCTTTTGGACTGTTTTCTCCTAAAAAATTTTCTCTTTCCACATAATAGNTTNCCCCTTCAATGTGACTCCATAGTTTTCCTCGCNTTATTAAGGATATCACTCTTTGGGTAACTCCGTATTTTCTCGCCAATTGATACTGATTTAATTTAGAGGTTTTTATTTCCCTTACCTGTTCTTCTGTTAATTTGCCACCGCCTCCATTTCGGCTACCTTTTGCTTGTCTGCTTTTCTTTACCATATCCTCACTGTTTTCCTTATATGTTCCTACTCTTAAGTGATTCGGATTGAAACAATCTCTTTGATCGCAAGTGTGCATTACGACTTTTCCGTCAGGTATAGGTCCTTTTTCTCTTTCGTAAACGTATCTGTGCAAAGGAACTGTTTTTCCATATCTTTTGATATGGATATACCCTGTGCGCTGAACCGCATGACTTGTGCAAATCCAACACCCGTTTTCGTTTACCTTATAAGTAATAGGCTTTACTTTTCTGTGGTAGTTTTCGTTGTACACGAACACTGGCATCACCTTGATTAGTTATATAACCTATATAACCATTATATCTAGCGATGCCTTTCTTTTCAATATAAGTTATATAACTTATAATGGATAACAGGAGGTGTGTTGCATGGCTGTCGATAAAGAAAAAAACACACAAGTGCTTGTGACGTTTCCCAATGACTTGTTAAAAGAAATAGAAAAATACTGGCATGAAAATCATCTTAAAAACAGAAGTGAAGCTATTAGAGAACTTGTAAAAAAGGGAATCGAAGCATCTAAATAAATGGTTAGGTGCTTTTTTAACTATTCAATTCTTCCAATGCTTCTTGCCGCAACTTCTCTTTTTCTTCTTGAGAAAGGCCAAGAATTGATTCATCGACCACTGGACCCATTGTGCAATGGCAATTCACACGCTCTTTCGCAGATAACGAAGGATCACGGGGATACTGACAGGTTTCTCCACTGCCCTCTATTTCAAATTCTTCATCCACACCAACCTCTACGCCATCCATGGCCACATGATTTTCACGGGGTTGATTTTTCTTACTACCAGAATGCTTCCACTTCTTTTTTACAACCGCAGGACTTTGCATATAAGATTCCCATTGGGCACGACTGGAAGCAGTGAGGATTTCCGTAATTGCAGTAGTCCTTGCCCTTTTACGGTCAAACTGGGGCAAGTCTTTTAATCTTAATTCTGCCTGCTGGATGGATTCCCCGTTCTCAATCGCTTCTTTCAATTCACTTTCAATTGCTGCATGAGTGTTTAATTGCATCAGATTTGCTAAGTCGTTTGACCATTGTTTAATCCAATCGGTAGTACGTTTAGAAAGCGTATCAAAGGCAACGTCTTTATCAATGGATTCCATAATCTTCTTGCACAATTCTTCAATCGTCATTTGCAGGAATTCTTGCGTTTGTTCGTTCATTTCTTGAGCAAATTCATCTGAAATAAATAAATCGTTTAAAAAAAACTGGAGAAGGGCTTCTAAGGTTGGTTTGTCGTCTTTGGATACAAAACTACTAAACTCCTTTAAATAACGCTTTCGTTGATCCCTAAGCAATTTCGCGATCGCTTTTTCGTAATCTTCAACGATTTTGGGTAAAATCTCTAGCCCCGGGAAGTCTGGAACAACATCTGTAAGTTTCTCATCATTGTCTTCCTCCGCCTTAGCAATAAAATCATTAAGGCTTTTTAGGAGTTTATCGAGCTTGTTCATGATCTCAACTCCTCAAGAACATCCCGCATATCTTTGAGCAGCATAATCAGATCATTTTGTTGCTCCTTGGATTTCTGCATAAGAATCGGCATGGTTGCTTGCTGATCTTTCAACAACAATTGAAATGGTTTGTTGTACTCTTCGGGCCATTCCTCAAGCGTCTTGCCGAGAACCCTACCTAATAGATCTCTTAAATCATTCGGAGATGCAGCTCCAGCGTTAATGAAAGGAGTTAGGACCTTTGCTATTTCTAACGGATCCCGAAAGTCCGGACCTTTGAGGGTTAATTTAACCTTAGTCAATTCCAAATCAGAAAGGAACAGTGTATTTAACTTACCTACCAAATTATTTCTTTCGGGTTGGAATACTTGCTCCTCGGTTATTTTCCTGGCTGTATCCGCTGTAGACCGATTGTAATCTTGAGACTCCCCTGTATATAAAGGTGGCAATCTAAACGCGCTACGAAGCTTATTCCTTGTTTTTTCATCGTATTCAAGGAAAAGTGCATCTTGCTGCAAGATTTCTGCCAAGGACTTTATTTGTACCTTAACAGGGGTGACCTTTTCCTCTCCATCCACGAAGTTTTCTTGTGGAATTCCTTCTGCTTCGAGCAACAGGAATTTATGAGCGTTTTCCACCCCTTCAATGCTGTTCATGTACTCTTGGAGTTGATTGAAAGATTGTTCAGATAACATTCCGTTTTCTACTACAATCGCAGCAGGAGTATGTCTGCCTTGCTTGAAATACATATAGTTCAATTCTTCTGCTTTCCTGGCACCATACAAAGAAACAATATGACCAATCCATCGAGGAATCCCGTACGTTCCACTTCCAATCTTGAAGTGAATAACCTCTGTTGCCCTTAGATTTTCAGGAGTATTTTCGTCGAATTTCCCAGTGGCTAAATTCATGATTCGAGGATCGCCATACTCCTTGAAAAACACCTTCTTGCCGTTCACCATCTGACAATACCGACGGAATTTCTTCCAACGCTTTATCCTCTTAGGTGTTCCGTTTTCAGTGATTGTAAACTCGACTTCTTCAGGAACTGTATAAGAACACACCCTCATGTTTTGGCAGTCGATATATTCGATTCCCGCCGGCCTTCCAAGTCCATCTCTCAATACTTCCACAAAACCATTTCCGGTTTTTTCGCGATCTTCAAGGGAATATCCTAAGATTGTTTCGGCTGATTCATCAAAATGGAGATATTTGATGAATTCTTCTAATCTCACCCATTCATTTTCGGCTTGGTTCTTTTCTTCCTCCACTATATCTTTTGCATTTATATCAAAGGTGTAATCCGGTTGGAGTCCAAAGCCGACTATATTCGTTCGATAGGCGTCCACACACTGTTGGAGGATTGTTGAATATTCAGCAATTAGCTTTAATTCCTTTAAATTATAAGGAGGTTGGATAATATCATCGCCATATTGGTTTTTAAACTCATCTTCATATATCTGTTTTGTAGTGGCACTGGGGGCTTCCGTTTTAATCACTCTTACCCTCATTTGCTGTTGCGGCATGATTTACCTCCTTTCTCTGTTTGGTCTTTGACGTTCTTTCGGCTTTTCTTTCAAGTCTTCAACCTCATAGTCATCTAGTGCATACCAGATGGCCGAAAGAGTATGTGGGTCAATATTAAATTCGTCTTCGATGATGTCCCCATTCTTGTCTTTGGCATATGTTAAATCTTTTAATTCAAAAATGGTGTTTGTACATCTATCTGAACAAATGATTTTTTTAAACCTCTTGATTTTCTTGGTGTATTGTAAGCGAGAGCCTGGAAACTTTAGTGCTCCTACCATATTGAACCCCTGTTTACGGTAGTATCGAATGGTCTTAGGTTCAGCACTATCGGCTTTGATAAGTTCCTGCGTTTCTTTAAACTCGGCTATCTCTTCGGCCGTTTCATCGTCCGTCATTTGATTCTTGTAATACTCCCAGTAGATATAAAGGTATTTTTTATCAGGATCCACAGCCAAACGTATAACGGCGTTATAAGAATCAACAAACCCAAAGTCCATGCCAACGCGTTTTATTGGTTTATGAATGTTTGAAATTGCTTTCATGACCTCATCATGTGGAGCAACTTCGAACTGTGGCAATACTTTAACGCCATTCACGCCAAAATGACCTTTCCGAGCAATTCGGTAAAGGTCTGGGTCATAATCTTTTAATTCGTCTAACTGTTCAATGTAGCTTTCAGGCAAAAATAAATTATCATCAGCTGTTGAGTGATGATAATAGGTGTCGTTTGT